GGCTGGCACAGCATCGAAACTGCTATCTGTAGATTACAATGCTGGTCAAGGTTCTATCAGGAATGGTTTAGTGTCTTCTGGTAAGATTCGTGGATTTAATATGTACAAGTCCAATAACATTGCAAGCACATCTAATGCTGCTGGCAAATGTATTGCTGGTCATATTTCGTCTACGGCAACGGCCCAGACGATCACTAGTACTGAAGTTCTGCGTGATCCCGATTCGTTTGGTGACATTGTACGAGGACTCCATGTTTATGGGGCCAAAGTACTTCGTGACAACGCATTGGTTTCAGCGTTCTACGGTATCGACTAACCTAAGTGGATTAGGGAGTCTGCAAAGGCTCCCTTTTCCTTTTTTATTATTTTGGAGAAAAAATTATGGGAATTGTAAATATTAGAGATACTGGACGCAACTCAGCAAGAACATCAGATGTTCGTGAGCTTGCTACAAAAGTTCAGAAACCTTCAGATACAGAAGCAATTACAGCCGCTAATACAATTACGGCTGCTGAATCAGGTACTCGTTTTGTTATGAATACAGCAACTGCTAGGATACAAACGCTACCAAGTCCGGCGGCAGGACTTGAGTATTGGTTCTATGTAGGTGCTACTGAACCTACTGGTAGTCATACTATTGTAACGGCTTCTAGCGCAAATATTATCGTAGGTAATGTTTCGTCACCAGAAGATGCAGCAGGGGCTGTTGCTACAGTTACAGATGCTGATACTATTTCATTAGTAGCTAGTAAAGCTGTTCATGGCGATTATGTTCATGTATGGTCTGACGGTACTAACTGGTACTTAGACGGACAATGCAAAGTTCAGGACGGAATCACAACGACTCAGGCCAGTTAAAATGCCACAGTTGGGTAGTGATAAGAACCCTATTATTATGAACGGCTCTGGGAAAAAGAGTACCAGAGTCTTGGGACTATTAGGTAGGGTTTACGCTGGAAAAAGTAAAGAGAACTTTGCTAAAAATTATGACCGTATATTCGGTAAGAAGATAGGAGAGAAAAATGCCTGAATTAAAATATGGTAGTGTACTACACTATAATGACATTACAGATATGGAAGGATATTACGAAAATTCTGAGGATAAACAGAATCGTGATGCTGATGAAAAGCAGGATATTAAGACTAATAATAAAGATTCAGACTAATGGCAACGACATATCTTACATTAACTAATGAGGTCTTACGAGAGCTTAATGAAACTCAATTGACTTCTGCTACTTTTTCTGGTGCAATTGGAATTCAAGCCTTTGTACAAGAAGCTATTAACAGATCTTTAAATGATATTGCGAATGAAGAACCGCAATTGCCTTTCTTTGCCTCTGCTGCCAGTGGAGGCACTGATCCTTTTTATGGAAATGTTACAGTAGCTTCCGTAGCAGGAACCAGATGGTACTTATTAAAATCAGGTAGTTCTAGTATTACTACAGATTATTCTTCTGTAGACTGGGATGATTTCTATATTACTACTATTAGTGTAAGTGGTGAATCGGCTCCTTATGTCTCCAGAGGTTTAAAGTTTCTAACACTTACGGACTGGCGTAGGTATTTAAGGGATTCAGAAAATGCAGATGACGCAGACACACAAGTATATGGGGAGCCTCGCTATGTCATTCGTAGCCCCGATCATCGTAAATTCGGACTTAGCCCAATACCTGATAAGGTATATAATATCCACTTTTATGCTTATACCATTCCTACAGCCCTTTCTGCACATGGCGATGCTATCGTTTTACCTGACCAGTATGCTCCAATTATTACAGCTAAAACGAGATATTATGTTCATCAGTTCAAAGATAACTTACAACAAGCGGCCTTTGCAATGGATGACTATAAAAAAGGAATGAAGCATATGAAGTCTAATTTAATTAATCCTCAACCGAAAACAATGACAGATGACAGGACTTACTTCTAATGGGAGCTAGTCAACCTTTTGCTGTCCCGTTGGGTGGTGGTCTAAATAAATCTACTAATTCTATTGAACTTCTTAAAACTCCGGGGATGGCTACAAAGCTTAAAAACTTTGAGCCAGCTATTGAAGGTGGATATAGGCGTATTAATGGATATACGCAATTTGGAGATGGTACAAGACCTAATACTTCAAATGATATTTTAGGACTTCATGTTTATGCTGATGGTGTTGTAGCTTGTGCTGGAACTAATATTTATTTTAGCCTAGATGGAGATAGTTGGTTACAAATAAATAGAGCGAGTGTAGCTGGTGGTGGAGATGATTATAGCACCTTTACAGGTCGTAGTGCTTCAGCAAGAACATCACAGAGTACAGCACACTTTGCAACTTATCATGGTAATACAATTTATGGCGAGCTTGTAATTACAGACGAAAGTTCTGGTACAAAACCATACTTATTTAAAATGACAGGTACAGGAGCATTAAGCAATAGGACTTATTTCGGAGAACTAATAACTGTAAGTGGTACTCATTATCCTAAATTCTGTATTATACATGATCATCATTTAGTAGTTGCTGGTGCAGCTACTGCTTTGAATACTATATTCTATAGTGATATAGATGATATTGATGATTTTGCGGCTGGAACATCGGGAAATATTCTTCTTGATGATCAAGTAGTCGGCTTAAAGAATTTCCGTGGAGAATTATTTATATTTTGCAGGAATTCAATATATAAGTTACAAAATATAAATGATTCCGATAGTATTGCAGTAACTCCAGTTACAAAAAATGTTGGTTGTGTGGATGGGAATACTATTCAGGAGATGGCAGGAGATCTAATCTTCTTGGCTCCTGATGGATTCAGAACAATCGCTGGTACTGCACGAATTGGAGATATTGAACTAGGAACGATTAGTAAAACTATTCAGCCTATTGTAAATGATATAGTTTCAGCTTCTAATACATATGATTTCAGTAGTGTAGTAATACGATCTAAATCACAGTATAGGATGTACTATAGTACTTCATCAGGACTAGTAAGTAATTCATATGGTATTATAGGAACACTCAGACAAAATGGATTTGAATGGTCTGAAACAGTAGGTATTATTGCTCCTGCTGTCACATCGGGATTTAATTATGCAGGAATTGAAAAGTTTTATCATGGTGATAGAGATGGATATGTTTATAACCACGATACAGGAGACGCATTCAATCCAGCAGGAACTTCAACTAATATTGTAGCCGAATACCAATCTCCAGATTTTGATTATGGAGACTTGGGAACCTTAAAAACCTTGGACCATATTAAAATATCAATTACACCAGAAGGAACAATCGAGCCTTTTTTAAGAGTTAGATTTGACTATGGATCAATTGAATTAACACAGCCAGCAGATGTTACATTAGATACAATACCAGCCCCTGCTTTTTTGGGAACAGCAATATTCAATAAACATAAATTCGGGGCAGGAGAACAACCACTTGTGAGACTAAGTTTAATAGGAAGTGGGTATAGTAACTCTTTTAAAATATATAGTGATGATACTAAACCACCTTATATTATTAATGGACTTTATATTAATTATAGACCTTCAGGAAGATTATAATGGGAACAACTTATACGAGACAAAGCACCTTTATAGATGGTGATACAATAACAGCGGCATTATTTAATGATGAATATAACCAACTTGTTACTGCTTTTTCATACGCATCAACCAGCACAACAGGACATCAACATGATGGTACAGCAGCAGAAGGAGGAAATATCCATACAATTGGAGATCAAGATTTCCTTAATAAGATTGTTGCTGATAGTACTAATAATCGTTGGGGAATCTTTGTCCAAGTATCTTCATCTGCTGTTGAACAAATAAGAATATCTGATGGTGTTATTTCACCAGTTACAGATAATGATATAGACTTAGGAACAAGTTCACTTGAATTTAAAGATGCCTACTTTGATGGTACAGTTACAACGGATGCACTAACAGTTTCAAGTACTACTAATCTTGATGGTGCTATTCAAGTAGATAATACTATAACTGTAGGCGTAGATGATACAGGATATGATGTCAAGTTTTTTGGAGATACAGCAAGTGCTTATATGTTATGGGATACATCAGCAGATGATTTAGTCTTAGCAGGGTCTGCTGGAATTGATCTTGCAGGAGATATAGATGTTGATGGAACTGCCAACTTAGACAATACAGATATAGACGGAACACTTGCAGTAGATGGTACAACTATTTCATTAGATGCCACTACTTCATTCAATATAGATAATTCTAATACATCTAATGGTATCACTATAGCGACTGCAACTTCAGGTGTACCAGTATCAATAGGTCATACAACATCCGAAACAACTGTTAATGATAATCTTACAGTCACAGGAAACGCTTCAATAGGCGGTAACTTTGATGTTACAGGAACTCTTGATTTCAGTGATTCAGCAATTACAAATGCTGGAGATATACAATTAGATTCTATTACAGGTGATGGAGATACAGATACTGCTATAACCTTTAGTGGTTCTAATGTTATTACAGTTAAAGCAGCAAACGCAGATCAAGTTACGTTTACGGATGGAGCGATTGTTCCTTCAACAGATAATGATATAGATTTAGGTACAAGCTCAACAGAATTTAAAGACGCATATTTCGATGGTACAGTAACTTCAGATGCCTTTGCAGGACCATTAACAGGAGATGTTACAGGAAATGTTAGCGGAACTGCTGCAACTGTTACGACAGCCGCACAAACAAATATTACAAGCCTTGGAACTTTAACAACACTCACTGTAGATAATGTAATTATTAATGGTTCAACAATTGGACATACTAGTGATACAGACTTAATGACTGTAGCAGACGGTGTTTTAACTGTAGCAGGAGAAGTAGATGCTAGTAGTCTTGACATATCAGGTAATGCTGATATTGACGGAACTTTAGAGGCTGATGCAATTACTGTAGATGGTACAACACTAGCTGAATATATTGCAGATACATCAGGAGGAATGTTCTCAAGTAATACTGAAAGTGGTATAACAGTAACATATCAAGATGGAGATAATACAGTTGATCTTGCTGTTGATGCAGCACAAACAGGTATAACTTCAATATATGCTACTGACTTAATAATGGGAGAAGATTCTCAAACTGCTATTGATTTTGGAACAGCAAACGAAATTGACTTTAAAGCTGATAATGCAGCAAGGTTAACTTTAACATCAAGTGCTTTATATCCTGTAACGGATAATGAAATAGATCTAGGAACAAGCTCATTAGAATTCAAAGACGCTTTCTTTGATGGTACTGTGACGGCAGACGCTTTTGCAGGACCGCTAACAGGTAATGTTACAGGTAATGCAAGCGGAACAGCAGCCACGGTTACGACAGCCGCACAGTCAAACATTACTAGTTTAGGAACTCTAACAACACTTACAGTAGACAATATCATTATCAATGGGACTAATATTGGACATACATCTGATACTGATTCAATAGCGATTGCATCTGATGGTGTTGTTACATTTAGTCAGATACCTGTTTTACCAGCAAATACGATTGACTCAGACCATTATGTAGACGGATCAATAGATACGGCACATCTGGCAGATAATCAAATAACACTAGCTAAGATGGCTGGACTTGCCAGAGGTAAAATTATCTATGGTGATTCATCTGGAGATCCAGCAGCTTTAGCCGTAGGATCTGCGAACTATGTATTGACTAGTGATGGTACTGATATAAGTTGGGCATCTGGTGGTGGAAGTATGTCTTCATTCCAATTAGAAGATGATGATGGAACTGAAGTTGCAGTTTCAGATGCTAAAGAAGTTAAGTTTATCGGTTCTGGTATAACTACAAACTGGACAGATACAGATAATGGTACAGATGGAGATCCGTATGATCTGACATTCACAGTAGATGCTGCTCAGACTGGAATAACTTCAATCTATGCTACTGATCTAATTATGGGAGAAGACTCTCAAACAGCCATAGATTTTGGTACTGCTAATGAGATTGATTTCAAAGTAGATAATGCTGCTAGATTGACCTTAACAACAGGAGCTTTATATCCTGTAACCGATAATCAGATAGATCTTGGCACAAGTTCATTAGAGTTTAAGGATGCTTTCTTTGATGGAACTGTAACAGCAGATGCTTTCGCAGGGCCATTAACAGGTAATGTTACAGGCAATGCCAGTGGTACAGCGGCAACAGTAACAACAGCCGCCCAATCAAATATAACAAGTCTTGGAACACTTACGACACTTACTGTTGATAACGTCATTATCAATGGCACTACTATAGGACATACAGACAATACAGACACATTCACGCTGGATGATTCTGGAAATGTCGCTCTGGCAGATGGAACTAAACTTGGATGGGGTGGTACAAATAATGCGATAGAAGGTGCTGCTTCGGCTGACAGGGTTCGTATTTATACCAATTCGGCTGTTCTACGGGCCTTATTTGATGCCAATGGAATCACAGGACATATAGTTGATTTATCAGATGAAGCTTTAAAAGAAAATATAGAAGATATAACAGACGGAACAACTCCTATCAAGGCACTTCAACCTCGCACATTTGATTGGATAGAAAGTGGTAATCCAGATAGTGGATTTATCGCACAGGAAATAGAAACTGTACTACCTAATGCTGTTGTTGGTGAAGAAGGTCAAAAAGGAGTACGAGTTGATAACATTCTAGCACACGCAGTAAAAGCAATTCAAGAATTAGAAGCTCGTATAGCAGTATTAGAAGGAGAATAAAATGAATACAATTATGACAATTATAAATAGCGTAACTTTAATTGTAACAATCGCAAGCATTATAGCAGCGATAACACCCACTCCGAAAGATGATATCTGGATTGGAAAACTATACAGGCTAGTAGACTTACTCGCCTTAAACATTGGCAGAGCTAAAGCATAATGGATTTCTCGACCCACATGATTTGGAATGTTTTTATTACACTTGTATTGGCTCCTATATTTTATAGTATAAGAACAAATACAAATGAGATTAAAAGACTCGACATCCTTCTAAATAAAACAAGAGAAGAACTGGCAGGACAATATGTTACAAAGAAAGAACTTGCAGATGACATTGACAGAATTTTGGAAAGCATTGGAAAGCTTGAAAAAAAAATTGACAGGCTTTTTGACAGGAGTGCATGATGGCTAAACCTAAATATGGACAAATTTCTCATAGAGATGTGAATGCATTAAATAAACAAAGATTAGGTAGAAATATAAAAACGGCAGCTAAAGTAGGAGCATCGGCGGTAGGAGTTACCTTAAGTCCTGTTGGTGCTGCTGTAGGATTTACGGGAGCCAAAGTTTATAAACAACTTAAAAAGTCTTGGGCTAATCCTTCTCCAACAAGAAAAATTTTATATCCTGCGACTGGTGTTAGAGGAACAGTTCATGGTGAATCTGCACCTAATCCTAAGTTTTATAGAAAAATTAATAAACTTGATACAATATAAAATATTAATATTATAGGAATATATAATGGCTAGAAAAAAGAAACGAGCTAAAAGTAATCGCGCAAGAGCAAATACTGTTCGTCAAGATTATCGAGTAGGAGGAAGAGTTTCTCTTGCTCACGGGGCTATGCCACAACGCGCATCTTATGATAGTGGAGTAGAGTATCGGATGGCTTTGCAAGATTGGCAAAATCGTAAGTCGGCACATACAACTACTACGACTGGGACAGATACTAC